CAAACATATCTGTCAATCTATATAAATCATTGAAATCAGTAGGTTTATTTTCTAATTGATCTTCAGTGAACTCAGGAAAAACCAGGTGCGCATTACACGTGTTCTGAGCTTGTTTGGCAAATTTGATTCCCGGATTTTCATCACCATACTGATCATTATCTGCGGCTATGATAATATTCGCGCCGGGGTGGAGTTTCCTTACATTTTCTCCAACACGTGGAAGATTTCCAGCGTCAAAGGCTATGTATACAAGTTTGTCAGTTAGTTCGTGTATTATTGCACCAGTAGAATATCCTTCACAGATATATACTGTATCTGCGTTCTCGTTATATTCCCCTAGACGATGGAAAAGACCCTTCTTTCTACCGCCTTTGAGAAAATCCTTGTTACGTCCGTTTATCGGAGCCGGAAAAATTGCTTGTAAACTCCAAACATTGTTCCCGTCAGTGATTGGAATTATCAAAGCATCCGGTACATCAAGCCAGACTTCACCCTTTTCATTCTGCTTAGTCCAGCGACCAAGTCTTAACCCGTATGATTGCACCTCTTTATCAACTAAATACGGGTGCGTTTCTACTGGTTCTGCCGCATCCCAAATTACATTAGCGCGTTCGGCAGCAACCCTATACTGAGTTTTAAGACATTCCTGCCGTGCTCTGCGAGCTTCTTCTATCACCCTTTCAAAATCGTGGTATTCTTCGCGTGACATTTCCTTAGTAGACTTAGAGCACCAATTTTGAGTTATGCCTTGCCTAAAATCACCGAAAGAACCTGCGTTTACATCGCCATTAAATAAGACATACCAGCCAGCAGTATCATTATTATTTTCCTTCTTAGTACTGAATCTGTGGAATTTACCGTCAGCTACTATTTCATTAGGGGGTTCAATCCCCTGGCCACGCATGGCAGCCATAAATCCGTCAAACATAGTTAACTCCCGTTAATTTAGATTATCTTCCTTCTTTTACAAGACTTCTCTAAAATACTTAAGGTTCTAGCACTAGGCGAATGTTTTGTATTACTTATATATACCCTAACACTGGGCTCGCTAATCATAGCGAATGCCGCACATGCTACAATTTTTTCTTTCTTCTTCCCGCCTGGTTTAATTAATTCAAATAATTCAATGAATCTATTTTTTCTTTCCGCTTTATCCATTCCCGACCCCGGCTACTACTAGAACACCTAGTAGAGTATTTAAAAAGAAAGTGATCGTACATACCTTTATTTCAAAACTAATATCGCCAGACAAGTACGCATAAAACGACCTGACAAAAGCAAAATAGTTTATGAGTATGACAACCACTGCTAAGAAGATTAGTCCCATAATATCCCCCGTTTGATATTGGAAATTAACTGCGTGAACTCTTCACGACTTCTTATAATATAATACTTTCCTGCTATACTTTCAACTGCGCGTTGCCAGTTTTTTTGTACCCCAGATTGACGACCTGTCGGTGTTTTAAACTCTACCTCTACCCCAATCGCTATTCTTTTACCGACCATTTCCGGCGTAATTTCTACCTCAACCATTAATGTAGTGTCTGCTTGGCCCGGTAGTCCTATTGTGACTACTTGTTCAGGAAAGTTAATATGCCTGTATTTACCGACCTGTTTACGATACATAAGCACTCCATCGGTCTTACCTGCTTCTAATCTGCATTCGTTCTGTATCTTTGTTTCTGGGTTCATCCTCTACCCCTACAACGTATGTCATATCTTTTTTTAGCCCAGGCAATGGGAAACTTATACCCTCTCTCTTTGGCTAAAACAATCCAGTCTTCAAGTTTGTGACAATTAGATTCTTCTAACCTTCTCGTTTTTTGAGCATGTTGACGCGCTTCTTCAAGCTGTTCTTTATTTTGCCTGGTAACACGTATAAGTGATCCCTCAATTTCAGTTACCCCACGTGTATCTTTTGTATATACATGACCACAGCTAGGGCATTTTGGAGCAGGGTCATGGTCTCTAAAACACTCAGGACAAGTTTTAACTCGAATAACAACAGATTCTTCCAGGCTGTCACTGGGTCTACGTCTACGCGTCGATTTACCATCAAGCGTCCACTCTCTGTGATCGTCAGGGTATCCGTGGACTTGAGTTAAGCCAACGAAATCCATAATTAATGCACATTTTTTGTCTGGGTGTGGTCTCATTACACGACCAATTGATTGTAAGTAAATTCTCAATGATTTAGTTTTGCGCAACAATAACGCTGTGGTAGCCAGTGGAACATCTGTACCTTCAATAAGTACATCCACGCTCATGACTACGTGTAGTCTACCCTCAGCCAGATCATTAAGCATTTTCCAACGTGCTGTATCCTCAGTTTTACCATCTAGGCACTCTGCTTTGTACCCCGCTTCTTTAAACTTCTCCGTAAATTGGCGGGCAACCGCGATGGTCGGGCAGAAACCAATGGCTGGTAAATTGTGACTGTATTTAGCGTAGTGCTTGACCACATCACCGTAAACAAGATTATTACTAAACTCTTCTTCAAGGTCTTTGCTGTCGTAATCCCCACCTTTCGTACGAATTTTCTCTTTAGTAGTAAGCGATATAGGCGGATTGTATGTTTCATATTCGGATAAATAACCTTGTTCAATTAGTTCATAAACTTGCGGGCCATGAATAAGTTCATCATATAAACCGTCACGATTGCGATTGAACACCTGCCCGTCTTCTCTAATTGGAGTTGCTGTGAGACCTAACAACCTGGCTTTCGGATATGTACCAATAATGGTACGAAACGTATTGTTTAAGCTAAGATGACATTCATCAGCAATAATTTGAACTGGGTCTAAGTCGGTTACAGTTTCCAAGCGTCTTATAAGTGTTTGAACTGATGAAATTACATTTTTTGACTCGTTATTAACAAAGTCACGACCGTATTCTTTGAACTGAGTTACTTTAATTTTTCTTTCGACATTTTTAGCACAAATTAAACGATGTTCTAATCCATATTTTGCATAGGTCATGGCGGCTTGTAATAGTAACTCTTGTCTGTGTACAAGCCAGAGAGTTTGACGATTAGTTTTAGCGTATTTGTTGATTATATAAGCGCTTGTAGCGGTCTTACCGCCGCCGGTTGGCATCTGTAGGATTACTCCCTGCTTACCTTCTACATAAGCAGCAGAGCATTGCTTTACAATGTCTTCTTGATAATCTCTAAGCATAATCATCCCTATTTGTGATGATATAATTTAACACTTAAAAAAATAAAAGACAAGTGTTGACTTGCTATAAAATAATAGCTAAGATGTTATTACATTTTACGGGAGAAATAAATGTACAAAGTAATTGAAGACATGCCGGATGAGGAATATCACGCAACTCCTCATCTATCATCAAGTAAGCTGAAAGTCTTAGTTAATCAGACTCCGGCGCATTATTACCATAAGTTTTTGTCAGGAAAAAGTACCAATATTCCTGACAATAAGAATCTTATATTCGGTAAAGCCTCCCATACTGTGATACTTCAACCTTGGGATTTCGACAATCAATTTTGCGTACTCCCAGAGGGTGTAGACCGACGTTCGAAAGTCGGTAAAGAATTGTGGGCAGACATAAAAGCGAGCGGTAAACAACCTTTATCAAGTACCGAGTTTTCCTCGTTAGTTGAAATGGGTAACCAGGTTGCAAAAATACCATTTTGGGCAAAATTACTGGCACTAAAACCTAAATTTGAACTAAGTCTATTTGACGACGATACTAAGATTAGACCTGATATGTATATAGAACCTTGTTGTCTTTATCCTAATGGGTTAATAGTTGACGTCAAAACCACTGTTGATGCGTCGAAAAAAGGGTTTGGTAAAACCGTACATAATTTCTGTTACGACGTACAGGGCAGTTTCTATAAAGATTTTTTCAATCGAAACACTAAACATGAACCAGAATTTATGTTCTTGGCGATCGAAAAGACTAAACCGTATTTAATCAAGTTCCACAGGTTTGATGAAGCTACTAAGTTTGTTGGTGACACTAGAATGACGAAAGCGTTAGAACTTTTGAGGGATTGTACAGAACTTAATAACTGGTATGGTTACGGTTCAGATGTTGAAGACATTGAATTGCCGTCATGGGCTTTCGATGATGTTGAAGACGATATTTTAACGGGAGAATGACGAATGGATTGGAATTCAGATAAAAGTTTGAATAACGAGATTGCGAAATTACAAAATAAATTTGAAGGATCAGCAGATAATGAGTTGAAACTTTTATACACGCAGATGATTGTAAATCTTCAACAGGATCAAATTGAAAGATTGCAAGTAAGAATTATGAATCTTCAGCACCGATTGGACTTGGCTTTTTAACGGGAGAATGAAATGGATATATCAGACACAATTAAACCTAAATCAGACCAGCTTAACGCTGATGATTTAATTGCGGGACCGATGACAGTCAAATTCGGTAAGGTCAGTAAAGTATCAGGTGACCAACCTATAGCAATACAACTACACGGTGACTTTCAACCTTTCAAACCTTGTAAGTCTATGCGTAGACTACTTGTCGCTGCGTGGGGTAATGACGCCACAGTTTGGGAAGGTCGTGATGTGACTTTATATAATGATCCCGATGTCATGTATGCGGGTCAGAAGGTAGGCGGTATTCGCATTAGTCACATGTCTCACATCGATAAAGACTTTACCACTTTGCTTACAGCAACACGTGGTCGTCGTAAACCCTGCACAGTAAAAAAACTAGTGACTAGTAAACCTGTAGCTAAGCCAAAATCCACTTTAGTTGATAGATTACCCGCCGCACTAAAAGCGGTGAAAGACGGCACAATCACCGCAGAAAAAGCGATAAAAGAACTCGAAAAAAACGGTGAGAAGTTAACCGAAGATCAACTTAAACAATTTGGAGTGACGGATGCTTAACGAAATAATCGAATTCACCGATAAATGTGGTCAAAAACCAGGTCATAAAAATCTAGCTTTGTATCTCGGTTTATTTTTCGAAGAAGTGGCCGAAACATTGCAAACTCTTGGTTATGAACACACTTCTAAAAGATTAGAGATGATCTCAAATGACTTTTTGACTAATAAAACAGCTGTTGCAGGTATTGATTTTGAGGCATTATTAGATGATCTTTTTGATTCAGCATGGACTGCTGAGGCCAGTATTCATATGTTAGCCGATGCTAAAGGTGCGATGGATCACGGATCTAAAAACAACTTATCAAAATTTGACCCTTTAACGGGGAAGCCCATCAAAGATAAAAACGGTAAACTCATGAAACAACCGGATTGGGAACCTCCTCAATTCGAACAATTCTTACGTGACGAATTTAAATAAGTCTCCCGTGCCAGATGTCAGGAGGGTTACTGGCTTAATAAAAACCCTCACTTATTACGGGAGATAAGTATGAGATTGTTAATTTATGATGTGGAGTCGTACCCTAATTTCTTCAGTGTTGATTTCTGCGGATTTGAAACAGGGCAACATAAGTATTTTGAGATTTCCGATTTTAGAGACGATTCAAAAGCTTTACTTAAAACGTGTCACTCCATAATTGAGAAAGGCATATTTTTAGTCGGCTTCAATAATATCAATTATGATATGTTTTTGATAGAACATTTCTTAAGAAACCCGTCAGCAAAGGCTTACGATTTATACGAAGTCGGGAATAATCTTTTTAAAAGCAAAGATTTAGGTGATCCAGTACCTTATATATCACCAAAAAAGAGATTGATGAAGCAAATAGATCTCTTCAAAATAAATCACTATGATAACAAAGCACGAATGACAAGTTTGAAGGCGATTCAATTCACCATGCGTTATTCAAATCTGCAAGATCTACCTTTCCCACCAGGAACTTGGCTCACAGAAGACCAAGCCAAAGTTATAAGGCGATATAACCCAAATGACACAAACTCCACGCGAGATTTTGCTGAAAAAAATATTGCCGCTATAAATTTCAGAGCCGAATTAAAGAAAAAGTATCCTTACAAAGATTGGTTCAATATGTCTGATGTATCCATTGGTAGAAATTATCTAACCATGAGATTGGAAGAAGCTGGAATAGAATGTTACAAAAAGGATGAAAACGGCGAAAGAATTGCTGTACAGACAATACGCGAAGAGATTGATCTAAATGATGCGATATTACCTTGGATTAGATTTGACATAGCTGAATTTCAAAATGTTTTAGATTGGATGGTTAGGCAACGAATTTCAGAAACTGAAGGGGTTTTCACAAATAATGAGAAATCACATTATAATTCATGCGGTGTCAGGATAGAAAGAATACCTAAAAAGATAGAACATTTAGATGAGAAAATTAAAAATGAGATTATCGACACCATCAAGCTACCCGATCACCCTTCTAAATACAGATATGAGTATATGGATGGTTCATACTCAATTGTGCAAGAACCCTTGAATGCCAAGGTTAATGGTTTTCAATTTGATTTCGGCACAGGTGGTATTCACGGTAGTGTGAAAAGACAAGTTTTTGAGTCAGATGACGATTTTGAGATCGTAGACATAGACGTTGAATCATACTATCCCAGAAGTACGATTTCAAATCGGTTCTACCCTGAGCATTTAAGAGAAGATTTCTGTGATGTGTGCGAGGAATTATCAATTGAGCGTAGAACATATGATAAGGGTACCCCTGGTAACAAGATATTAAAACTGGCTTTAAACGGTGGAACCTTTGGTGATACAAATGCTGACTTTAGTGTTTTCTATGACCCCTTACATACGATGAAAGTAACCCTTAATGGTCAGCTCTTACTGTGTAAACTTTGCGAAATGATGTGGGGGAAAATAAAAAATATCTTATTAATCCAAGTTAATACAGATGGAATAACCGTAAAGATAAATAGATGTGATAGACCTCTCTTAAATCAAGTTGTTGATGAGTGGGAAAAGCTAGTAAATCTGAAAATGGAATTTGTCAATTATTCGAAAATGATTGTACGAGATGTCAACAATTACATAGCGGTAAGTGTGGACGGTAAAATTAAACGCAAAGGTGTCTATGAGTATGAGTTAGATTGGCATAAAAACCACTCATCGCTTGTGATACCTAAGATTGCCGAAAAAGTTTTACTCGAAGGTGTTGACCCGATGGAATTACTTGAATCATGGCTCGACCCTATGGATTTCATGATCAAAGCCAAGGTGCAACGAACAGGTAAATTTATTTTACAAGTTCAAGAAGATGAATACGAAGAGATTCAGAAAACAAGCAGGGTGTACGTCTCAAATGATGGTTGTGAAATGTTTAAACTACTGCCGCCCATCGACGGTAAGCCTGAGCCAAAGAAAGGGTTTTTTAAATACGAAGATGAAAACTGGCGAAAAATAGCATTCATGAAAGGTCGCAAAATCTCAGTTGCAAACGACCTTTCTGATGTAAATCTCGATGAGATTCAAATCGATTACGACTTTTATCTTGACGAGATTAATAAACTCACTAACGGACTAACAAAGGAGGTCATACATGAGTGTTAATAAGGTGATTATTTTAGGCAGGCTTGGTGCTGATCCAGATGTAAAATTCATGCCCAGTGGTGACGCTGTAGCCAATTTATCAGTGGCTACTTCACAAACTTGGAAAGACAAAACAACAGGTGAGAAAAAAGAAAAAACCGAGTGGCACAGGGTTGTATTTTTTAAACGTCAGGCAGAAGTAGCCAAGGATTACTTGAAAAAGGGTCGTGAGGTATATGTCGAGGGTAAGTTAGAAACTAGAAAATGGCAAGACCAAGCCGGTAATGACCGTTATACTACCGAGATTATTGGTGATGTTTTACAAATGGTTGGCCCTAGAGATCCGGTGATCAATGCTGAACCTGCTCCAGATCCACATCAACAAGGTATCGCCTCGCCAGAGTTTACTGGTGAAAAGGTTACTGATTTAGATGACGATATCCCCTTTTAATTAAAGTACTAACCCGTTTTAGTTGTTGACTTTATTATTTTATAGCATTATATTTAATTAACGATTTTTAAAACGGGTGACTATATAGGTCTAACATGAAAATTTCAACATTTATTATTTTTGTAATTATTGCGATAACTTTTTCATATTTCTTGTTTTATTAATCGCTACCTTTTAATTTTAACGGGAGAAATTATGAGTAACGCAAAAGTAGGTAACCCCTGGACTTTCACAGGTAAAGGTTCAGACGAGCTAAAGTTCATTGATCAAATCGGTTCGTTTTCTGAAAAAACTTCAAATAACAAGATGACAATGCTTGAAAACTATATTCATTCATTGGATCTTCGAAGTGATTTACCAGCTGAAACGCTAAATATGATTCGTAGATTTGCCTTAAACGCCTATGAATTAGAGCAGACTTACAGGGGGTTAAAATGAATAAATTATTAATAACTTTGTTTTTATCGATCGTATCTATTAATGCGAACGCTGAGTGTTTTCTTAAAACTGCTGTTGCAGACGCGGTGAGCACTGAAATTGCGATTGAAAATGTAAACAATGCGATGGAAGCCAACCCACTAGATGTAAACGGTGTTTTGGGAGCAAAACTCGCTGTTTATGTTGGACTAAAATTCGCTGATGATGCCACACGGGAAACAATCGAAAGTGTAACTTGTCCTTTACAAATGGGTTTGTTCGGTAATAACATGGCTGTAGCACTAGGTGCGGAATCGATCGTTTCAGGATTAGCCCCAGTAATTGGTATAGTCACGGGTTTACTGTACTTATCAGGCGCAGAGTTCGGACCAGTAACCGAATTGTATCCAGATGATATGGAGGTGAACTAAGATGCCTTACACCAGAGTAATCGAATTAGACGGAAAAATAATAAGTGAAGAAATGGTCGGAGGAATATCAATTTGCCGCGTTGATGGCAAGATGGTTTATGATAAGACCTTCGACCAGGTTGTTCGCGATATCAATGAAAAGTTATTTCTTAAAAACATTGACAATGCCGGGCGCAATCTTCTCCGCGGTTCGACCAAAAACGTAACCCCCTAAACCGAGCTGTACAATGTCCCACAATTTAAGGTACTCCGCTTCAGATAAATCCGGGGCGGCAAAACCTAACCACCTGGCTACAATCAACCCTACAAAAGTTAACATAGTAATTGGTCGCCAATTAGCAGCAAGCCAATGTTTAGAAGCGGCTTCTGTCTCAATATTTTTTGATGCTAGCTCAATAACTTTATGACCGTTATCGATTAACTTATTTTGGATCTCTAACTGCGCCTCGATCTTTTTTTGTGGGTCAGGAATAAACCTATCAATTGCGCTAAAAGCCAACTTTCCTATTGCTGCTATACCTGTTAAGCTCATGCCAACCCCCTTTGTACTCCGTGACGGTTTATAGATAAAACCTCGAATCGGTTCCAGTCTCGTTTATGACTCACATGAACCCAGCCAGCAGAAGGATCGTCTTTATTGTAAAACTCTAAGATTAATTGATCATAAGGTAGGTTATCTCTAATAACACTAGCTAATTCTTTATTTGATAATCCGGGACATTCTATATCAGCGGCTTGTCCTTGGACATGCTGACTAGTGTCTTTTGATTTAAGTGTGCGATTAAGTTCCAATGAACGATAGCCGGAATTAATAACGATCGGTCGTTTCACCATCCTACGTAACGGTTCTAATACGTCTACCACAAGGTCTGTTAAGTTAGCTACAACTTGTGCGGGTGCGGTATTATCTATTCCTAATCTTTCAGCGGTACTGCTTTTTTCAAACTCTGAGAGATGAAAGTGTTCAGAGATCTTCATTAATCCTCCTACTGTTTCTTTCTCCCCTCCAGCTCCATTTTTAAAGCGTTGCTCAGTTGTTCAGCCCGAGCTTCAGGTGGTTGAGAAATAAGAAACAATTCAATACGTTTTAACGTATCCCATGTTACCATTTTCCCCTTTATCTCTGCAATTTCAGCGTCTTGGCGAGCGTCGTTAACTTGAAGCTGTTCAAGTATTATTGTTGCTCTTTGATTGAATTTATAATTTTCCCAGAGTGCGAATGACCCTATGGTAATAGCAGTGGTACATATAAATATTGCGAATTGTTCAAGCTTGGTTAATGCCCAATCTCTAATCGGTCTCGGTAATTCCTTACTCATTTTTAAACCTCTGTAATACTGAATAACACGTGTTAGGACAATACCTCCACGACTCCTTGAAACCAAGGGCAGACATTACAGATTCAGAACAAAATAAGCGATTTTTACTACCTTTGTGAGCCCTCCACACAAAGCCAAATAAACCTAAATAATCATATTTTCTATGGGAATTTTTATCAAAAAACGCACGTGCGTCAGCATCGCTGAATTTATCATCTAATTCGATAAAATCCCAGCGATCAGCGCTATACTGTATATACTTATAGCGCACACCTCTATCACGATTACTACTCGAAGCACTTTTTCCATCATTAAAAAGCAACTCCACATGAGAATAAGGGCCGCCAGTCCACCAATTAACCATACGGTTAAAAAAATGCCCTCGATCTTTGTAAAATGCAACTATTAAGCTCAACTTATCACCCTTTGGAGTTATTTTCAAGAATTGTTAAACGTTCGTTGATTTCCTGTAATGATTTTACAATTGGTGCAATAAACTGATCGTACCTAAGCCCTTGTTGACCATCGTCCGCAACCGTCCAACACCCAAAATCTAAACCTAAGCTATCTAATGTTTCTTTAACTTGTTGAGCCGAAAAACCCCAATGGCGACGTTTACCTGGTTCTGGGACGACTATCCCGTTTTTTAGTCGATTCCTTCCTATTCTCCATTTGTAAGAAATCGGATTTAATTTATTAATAAAATCCAACCCTAAAACCACCCCATTTTCTGTTTTTAATCTCATATCTGACGTGTTGATTGTTCCTGTTGCTGCATAAACAACAGACCACCTATTTCCAGATTTCCCTAGCTCTTCTGCATTATCTGTTACTGGGTAAAAATCTCCGCCGGAGTTTATTTCAATTACCCCTGTACCATTTATTTCCCATCTGTGCCCGTGAGCAGAGCCGCTCGCCGCATAACTGTTGTATCTTAATTTTCCTGTCGTTGCAGCGTCTTGTATTACCTGACTATAAAAACTCCCTCCCGAGTTGCCTAGATTAACAGTTGCAGATGTAGAAGCTGACGCTACCGTTAACCCTCCGGTAGTAGAAATATCCCCACCTGAAGCAATCAAGAATTGACCCGAATTAAAACTTAAACTTGTGTTAACTGTCGCGGTCTCACAATTATAAGTAATAGTATCGCCTGCCGCGTTTCCTATTGTTGTATTACCTTCTACTGAAAGTGCACCGTTCACGGTCACATTACCCGCAAAAGTATTAACGGCAGCGTTTAAGCTTGCAAAATCAGACTTTCCAATGATTTCAAATTGAGTACCGTTATAACGAATAACCACAGGTTGGCCGCTAACCAATACGTCAGCACCAATTGCGGCATTGTTTAGATAAATGTCTTTTGCTCCTAATGAGCTAATGTTAATGGTCGATGCACCCGTATTATTGGCCGCAGGCTCAAAAACAAAAATCTGCCCTGACGCATAAGCTGCGGGAACAGGCGATACGGTAGCAGTAATAGTATTAGTGCCAGATACACTTGTTAACGTAATAGCACCGTTATTCTGTAACTGCCTTACATTAACGGATTCCTGTAATGCTGCGCCGTCTGCTACTGAAAGTGCACCGTTCACGGTCACATTACCCGCAAAAGTATTAACGGCAGCGTTTAAGCTTGCAAAATCAGACTTTCCAATGATTTCAAATTGAGTACCGTTATAACGAATAACCACAGGTTGGCCGCTAACCAATACGTCAGCACCAATTGCGGCATTGTTTAGATAAATGTCTTTTGCTCCTAATGAGCTAATGTTAATGGTCGATGCACCCGTATTATTGGCCGCAGGCTCAAAAACAAAAATCTGCCCTGACGCATAAGCTGCGGGAACAGGCGATACGGTAGCAGTAATAGTATTAGTGCCAGATACACTTGTTAACGTAATAGCACCGTTATTCTGTAACTGCCTTACATTAACGGATTCCTGTAATGCTGCGCCGTCTGCTAAACCAGTAAGACTAAAACCACCCATCGGTATATCAGCGGTTGGTGTGCTCTGACCGTCCTTGGCTATACAAGTTGATAACGCTGTGGCAATATCACTATTAGTGTTGTTGTGAACCGTAGAGCTCGCAACAGTATTGTTAACAACAGGATTACCTGCTGGGAGAGTGTAAGTACCTGAACCGTTAAAAGGCATAATCGCACCTCATGGAATTAATTTTAATCATATTAGGTAAGAGTTTAGCATGCATGTTCTGGATCCATCTATTCGGTCGCCTGCGCGGCTCCAAGGCCGACAAACGGTGAGGTTCTACGAAGTACTTGTGCTAAAGGCTCTGCCGCTTTAGGTCTTGCCGCTACAGTAGCTGTTAACGCTTGCGATAATGGTCTACTATAAATAGCTGTACCGATCGCGGGAGCCAGTAAAGTAGTCGGATCCATTACACCTAACGCGCCTATACCGCCAGCTGCTAATGCTCTGTCGACCGTGCCAGAACTAGGTACTGTTGCACCCAATACACGTTGTGCTTCTCTTGCTTCCTTTAAAAACGGAGCTGTTCCTTGGGCCAAACTACGTTTAGTAGGTGCTTGTTGACGTGCCGCTGTAAATAGTTGTCCGGGTGTAAATTCACCCCCTCCACCAACAGAAGCGGTTGATGCTTTAAGTAGTCTTTGCAATCCTGAATAAGCCTGGTCAGCGTCTCTGAATGACTGCGCTTGTTCAGGATTAGACCTAGCGGCAACATCGCGCCATTCTGTTTGTAATTGACGCATTACCTGCTTAAAATCTTCGTTAGCACCCTTGCTAGCGAGTTTGCCTACTTTTGCGTCCAACTCTTTCCAAGTTTCGGGTAAGATCTTTCCACCCTTTGATATTTTTTCCAAAATAATCTTGGCCTGACGATCAAAAGCAGTTTTAGTCTGCCCAGCATCAGCAACATCTGCAGCCATCTCTGAAAGATTCCTAACATTAGTCAAGAACTCCTCATCAACTACTACGCCTTTAGTTTTATCAATTGCTTCGTTGTAAGCCTTACCTACTGCTGTATCTAGATCAGAAATAGCATCAGCACCGCTTTTAGCGGTTTTAAACCCAATTGAACGACCTGCTCGATTAACCATCGCTTTATTAAAAGCTGTCATAGCTTCACCACGACGTGCTGCAATCGCCTCACCCATAACTGGTACACTGACCAATTTTTCTTCTAATTTACCAGGTACACCACCAAGTGCTTGACCAGGTGTAACAGGTACATCCTGACCACGTAACGCTCTGATAGCTGGATCAATTGAAGCACGTGGGCTAACTACTCTACTAACGCCTTCAACCGCACCCGCACCTGCCATACCAGCAGCCATACCTAATGCAACGTTTTTAGCTAGCTCTGTTTCATAATCACCTTCAGTAACGGGTGTAGTACCACCCGCAAAACCACCTAAGCCCATACCCTGAGCAATTCGACCACCCTGAGTGGCTGCACGACCCACCCCGGCAGTAGCAGGTAATATATTTACTGGTGACGCTACATTACCTAGTATTCGCGCCCAGTCCACACCTTCCGGAGCTTGTTGTGCTATAGCCGCTTCGCGTTGCCTAACAAATTCGTTATACCCACCAGGAGGCATAGGTGTAGTTAAACCAACATCAGCAGCTTGCTGTGTAAGCCAATTGACACCTCGTTGTGCTGGTTGCGGTAAAACATTATATAAAAATTGGTTTAGACCTATAACAGGATCGGTTACACCAGTGCCAAGGCGTTCCATGAACCCTGCAGGCTTTTGTTGAGCAGGTTGTGCTTGCGCCTCAGATCTACGTCTGCGAGCTGCTGCCAGTGCTAAAGCTTTTTGTTGCTCTGGTGTCATTGAAACAAAGCCCTCTCTTCAGGTGTCATGAACTCCCAATCTTGTGGGTCAACTCCTTGTGGTATTTCTACATCGGATACAGGGTCATCTAAACCTTGTAAGAATTCACTTTCAACTTGTCTAAACATGTCTTTAGCAGAAATAGCTGGTTTAGGTCCTTGATAACCACGTAAAGTACCGTTCTGTTCGTAGTACGCCATCGCTTGCTCTTGATTAGCATATGAATTGCGAATTACATCTAACAATCTACCAACACGACGAGCGTTAACTTCTTCAGAAAGTTTAGGATTGTAAGCACGACTGATTAAGCGCTCACCTTCCTTCTCGGTAAACTGAGCACCAAGAGTTTCACGTAAGCTACGCTGAACAGTTTGTTCAACAAGTTGCTGCACATCCATAGCCGCCGGTGCAAAAATTGACTTAAGACTTTCTGGCACCATCCCAAGTAATGGGCCTGTAAGATTCTCTTCACCAGACAACAATCTGTTTTTAACTTCTTCGAGCTGTGCCATTTGCATTTGTTTGTCAGCCAACCCACCTTTCATTCCAGCCGGGAAGTAAACCTCAGTTGCAAATTTCTTATCAATAGCCTCTTGAGCAGGTGTTAACGGATCACCCCTACCACCGACAACATTTGAGACAGTAGTCGCCCCAGCTTTTTTACGAGCCTCATCAAATTCTCTAAATGTTCCTGTGTAGCCCTGACCACGAGCAAACTCATATTCTTGAATAGATGCGGGTTGCTTCTGTGGCGCCGCTGGTTTCTGCAAGACCTCGTAACCCTCACCAGGGGTAAACTGAACTACCGAGCCTTCAGCAAATCCAGCAGGTAATTGCTCACCAGACAATATTTCGGGAGTGACGGTCGGCTCCCTCATAGCCTCTTGCAACGCTAATTGTTGCATCATCTGCTGTGCTTGAGGATTATCAGTTAAACCCGCCAACCTTTCTTGCATACCTTGAGGACCACCTAATAATGCTTGACTTAACTCACTTTGTTGCTGCTGTTGTCTTTGATTAGCTATATTTTGTAGTCTTCCACCAAGAAAACCGCTAGCCAAATTAGATAAGCCCTGCGCTAAACTAGGTGCTACAAAATGCCCACCAACCATCTGACCTTGTGGTTGTTGCATGCCTTGTTGCATTAACGATTGCGCTAATGCTGATTGTTGCTGAGGTGTGAATCCTACCATTTAGAATATCCCCGAGAATAATGGCCCAAATCCGCCAGCTGCTCCGGCTGCGCCTAATACAGACCCGCCTAAACCAGTTAACCCGCCGAATAAACTAGATTGAGCAGCGTTTTGCGCATTAGCCTGATTAAGAGCTGCTTGATAACCCATTTGACCAGCTTGAAATACGGGAGCGGCCTGAACTTGTGAACCTTGAAACGGTTGAAATTGCGGAATATTTGGTTGTGAACCAGTACGTAATGCATTAATCTCGCTAAGCGGTAATTGACGTAATGCCAACGCTTCCTGCAAAGCTCGTCCACGAGTAGCTGACTGTAAACCGTATAATGCTTCTTGACCCTGTCTTTGCGCCTGTAAATTAGCTAAGTCCATAGCGAATTGACGCTGCTGTTCTTGACCTGCAAATTGACGTAATGCCAACGCTTCCTGCAAAGCTCGTTTACGATTAGCTGACTGTAAACCGTATAATGCTTCTTGACCCTGTCTTTGCGCCTGTAAATTAGCTAAGTCCATAGCGAATTGACGCTGCTGTTCTTGACCAGCACCTAATATTGCGGAAGTTAACGCATCAGACTCTCTACGGGATAAATCTTGTTGAGCAGTTTGCCACGCTCTACCACCACGGCCTTGACCCTGTAGTAATAAAGCATCTTCTTGAGCTTGTCTAGCTTGTTGTAATTGAGGGTTTAACCGATCCATTAATGCCTGCTCAACCCTTTCACGCATCATTACGTCAGGGGAAATTTGCCGGTCAAATGCTGTCGGATCTATACCTCTTACTTCAGGCAATATACTTGGATCAAAATCACGCATCATTACGTTAGGGGAAATTTGCCGGTCAAATGCTGTCGGATCTATACCTCTTACTTCAGGCAATATACTTGGATCAAAATCCTGACCCATTGCTCTAGCAACACGACCTAGACCACCCTCAGCCACATCACCAAACTGTTGCGAAATTCTCAACTGTTGATCTAATAACGCCTGCGCTTCAGGAGTAAGTTCATCACGAACTGTGACCATATCCGGATCGAAACCACCCATAAACATTTCACGAGTCGGTTTAATCGGCATATTGTCTGTACCAAATTCGCGAGGTCTACCAGATGGATCTAATCGCCATTTCTCAAAATCGCTACGATATTGACGCATTGCTTCTTGATAAGCACCGGCGTTAAATCTATTAGGATCATTTTCACCACCGTATTGAACGGTTCTCTGACCAAAAGGTGAAAATACATTAGGATTGCTTAACCTACCGCTTAATCTAGCAGCATCAATATTTGCGACGCCTTGTTCTCTTGCAAGACCGGTGTAATCTGGTGCTGGAGGCGCTTTACTCTTACCCATAAAATACCTATGTTTATAGTTAAAATAAGCGGTTGCGCCTAGTAAATCATATTATAACTAATATTATCAAAATATCAAATCCAGCGACATTCCCGCTTAAGCATTCCGTACACGATTAAATCAGTTCTATCCTGACCTTCTCTGAGCACACCTTCTTTGATGAAACCTATTCGTTCATCAAACTTTTGAGCGGCTATATTATCTATTCTTACAAGTCCTGTGACTCTAGAACAGCCAAGTATATTAAAAGGATAATTAAAAGCGTGAAATAAAAAATCTCGAGTAGCCCATTTTGACCCTGGTCTGGCAGCCACGTGCATTTGGCAATCATTCCATACTCGACTATTGTCACTGCTAAAACCATCATAAACAACGGAAACAACAATACCCTTCTCATCAAACATTCCTATGGCTTTAGCGTTTGGTTCGAATAGGGGCAATCCTATAATTTCGCTTGCGAATTTTTTTAATCGTTCTTGGTATTCGCCAGAAACAATCTCATAACTCAAACAATCCCTCCGACCTCAAATACATAGTCGTATGCTTGGAGTTTTACGCTGATGCCAGAAGATGTGATCAGTAAACGTAAACTAGCAGCAGTTCCTATGTTTCCGAATGTAGCCCACTCTTTACTTATTTGATTACCGCCGGACCAAACAGCTTCATCCCATTTACTAACGTCCCATGTGAATGCTGTTGACGCTGTAAATGATAGAGGTGCACTTGGTGCATCAGTATTAAAGTCAACATTTAATGCTGCAAGAATACTCGGTGATCCGGTTGTAGAAAGTATCGGACGTACAAGATTAAACTTTTTAAGTAATCCTCTTACTTCCGGTCCGAAGTATGTGAACGCCGGTAGAATATCGCCGTTAATATTAGCACCGTTATCATTCGTTGCGTCTCCAAATAATTCTACAGTACTACCTGAACCAAAATATAACTTCTTATTGAATTGAACCCAACAATTAGCTTGCAAATCAGTATATCTACCCCAAGCACCTGTAGTCACATTCATTGCGTATTGTTCTTGAGTTGTATTCTCTACTGTCGGTATATTAACCACAAGCATTGATCTTTCAGGTAAGAATGATAAATCCCATCCAAAATTACCTCCGTACAAACGACCAGAGTTCGTCATCGCACCATCAATCTTATCGGTAATAGCCGCTCTAGGATCTACCTGACTTGATTGCAACGCCTTAGATAGCGGAAATACACCTTGTTTGGTAATAATTAGTAGATCACCAGCGAGTTTCATCATGCAGCGATCACCAATTGGTTCGCCTATATGCCATACACCGCGAATTACAAAATCTGATGCCGGGTTAGTACCTTGATAGACGGCAACCTCACCCTCTGTGGTAACAAAAACCATGTAGTCGTCGAGACCTTCCCCGCCGTCAATAGTCCATGTTCCTCCAGCGAGAAGTGAGCCGCCACGTTTAAACAAACCATAAAGCGCAAATTCAGTCGCAGCACCGCCTACGGCATCGATTGGTAGATACCATGCTGACAAAGTACCACTTTGAACCATCCATAATCTGCGTTTATGAACCCACGGATTTTTAAGTGATGATGTTGTAACGCCAGTAATGCCTGGTGAACTAGCACCTGTTACTGTGATCCAACTTGATCCGTCCCAATATCTGGGTGAGTCGACACCATTAAACGCACATAAATATGAAATCGCACTGGTATTTGTAAAGTTAACAGAATTCCAACGAGCGTTGGTCAATCCGGTTACAACTGCAGCACCTACTGCTCCCGCGCTTGTTGCATCAAAAAATGAGGTCCCGGCAGCAGCAAATAATGTTTGGGTGCCATCCGCTTTGTTGTACCCCATTAAACTTTCTACTGCGTTCGCGAATCCTGTGACGTGATTTGAATAACCAGGTCTGAGAGCGACCCCATCTGTTTCAGGGAAAACGTTATCCAGTATGACTGCATCACTTTCAGGCATTGCAGCAATTGAATCTCTAGCATTCCAACCTCCTACAGGAGCTGCTTTAGTTACAGAAACAACTTTTCGACTTTGTAATACAGCACTTTGCTTAAAATTAGAAGGAGTGCGCATTAAGCCGCCGCCAGCGGGGCGTCTCATTGACCGTATCCTGTTTGAGGTACAAATATACCAGGCACAAAGTCTGTAATACCTCCGCCACCGTTAAGAATTGGCTTAGTACCGTCTCTAGCAACAATATCAGCGTAATACCTCTCAAATTCGGCAAATTCTTCCGAATAATCAAGCTTTTTAGCTGCTCGCCAACGCCAGATTAGATCTAGTGTAAGTAAATCCTCGTCCAATCTAGCAACATCGTCGTCAGCAGCCCATTTAACTTGACCAGTACCGCCAGACGATTCGCACCACTGTTTAGTAACGTACTCAAAGGCACATGTTTGACCAGCTTTTGGTACAGGATCAAATAAAATATTTCCGCCACGAATACGGAATTGATCCCAAGGGCCTGTCACAGGGGATGCTTGTAATAATTGCCAATCCTGAGGGGTTAATGGGCCAAATACCGGACGTCTTTCGTCGCGATTCCAAATTGTTTGATTAATAATATATTTATAGTTCGGTGCTATCGTTTCAACCGAACCCTGAGAGGCAGTAGCAACTGTTGTAAAAGTTGCCTCTTGAACCAATGCCTGCCAACCAGAAGCAGGTCTATTTGCTGTGACTTTACCCCCACGATTGGACAATGCTAATAATTGCTTAACTTGAGCATCAGCGTTACCTATAACGGTGGAAGGTTGGTTAATACCTAACTCGTCACAGGCGTCTTGTACAATCGTGAGTAATGTCATTTAAATGTCATCCATGTCTAAGCTGACTTGACCCTTTTTCGTTTTAGAAACAGGCTTTTTAACTGGTTTGTCACCTTCTAACATTTTAACCTTATTCTCTAATAAAGCAATGTATTCCTGATCTTCAGCCACTTGTTTCTCTAACTGTTCAAATTTGAGCTCTAAGTCAATGATTTTCTGAGTTGATTTACCTTGCTCAGAACTCTTTAACCAAGCTTCAGCTTTATGTTTAAAACTTCTAGCACCCATACCCATATTCATTAAAGCCTCTTCTGAGGCTGCTGCTAGATCCTCAACAGTTCTTATACCGGCCGAAATAATAGTCTTACTTTGAGCAGGAGTTAGTACAGGCCAACCTCTAATGGGTGTACCGTCTAAAGGAGTTTCTTCACCCTTTTTGTAGTCCTCAAACATAGATCTGTATTTAGTCGCAAGTTCCATAGGCATTTGTTTATTACGAACCTTGGCAAATTGCTTTTCAATCCAACTTTCGGCTACATCCTCAAATACTTCTTTACCCCCTGGTTGCATTACTCGAACAAAAATTACGTCCTTAAAACCATAATGACCCTCATCAATTAACACATTTCGATCTTCAATTCCGCGAGTCTCAAAAGTTACATAACATGGTTTTTCATCAAGTAATGGAATCATATTGTCACCTATTGTTGAATAAGTTAGAAGGGGAAAGCTGACACGTACACAAATGTGAAGAGGTGCCAGGCGTATCAAAAAAGGGGTCGAAGCCCCTCGGTGTTACTACTTAGTAAGCAAAGTTAGCTATACACTTATTAGCACTAGCATCTGTTACTTGAGCACATACAGGATCATCTGCTGCTGTGGACAGTGTAAGTGTTTTGTCAGTTGTTGACAAGAAAACGGAATCACCGTCAGCAGGTGTACCGGCAAGAGTTTGATTAGCGGTAAAAGGTCCTGAAACCTGAACCCAAACAAACTCAGCTGTACCTGTTGCGCCTGTAACTGTTGCTTGTAAAACACCGGCACCAACCGGTTTAGTAGCCGCATCGGTGTTGTCAGTAACTACTGTGTTGTTTTCAGTAGCACTGGGTGAACCCAAATAAGCTACAACATCACCAGAAGCACCGGCAACAGTCGCGGTCTCATTAAGAAGTTTAACGTATTTATACTTCTTACCGTCGTAGTCTTGAGCAACCGTACCTAGGTCGAATTGCTGCTCACTATCAACTTGTGTAGGAATAAATCCAGCTAATAACATAACATTCTCCAAAAATTAGTTCAATTAAGCCTTAACAATACCTTGTAGCTCACGGTTAGAACATGTCAAGTTGCCCATGAACAAGATCGGCATTACAACTGCGTCTTGATTAATGGCTGACTTGTCTTCCATTTGAGTCATATCGGCGTCACGGTGGCAGCAAAGCTCTAGATAATCAGTATTGATAAAATACATACGATCAGCAGGAATACCAGAACCACCATCAAATACAACGTCAGCATTACGATAACGCAGAGCATTAAAACCAGCGGTAACAGTTTTAGCCTCGTCAGTCGCATAACGCTTCAAGCTTGTTTGACTATTGTTGAAGAAAGTGTAGTAGTTGTTGTCAGCTACGATGAGATCAGGCTCGTCATTACCACGTGACAATTGCAAGTACAAAGGAAGCATTAAACTCTCAATTGTAGTTGCGCTAGGAGTAATTGCACCACCACCTTGAATCGGTGAAGCAGCTGATTGAACACCGTTTTGCCAGAAAGTAAATGTGCTTGAATCAATACCGCCAACAGTACCAGTACCGGCATCAGCGATAATTGCTTGTAAACCAGTAATTTGGTTAGCAGCAGTACCGTCTGAATATAAATCAGAGCTAAATTGGTTCTTGAAAGTTCTCATTGCGTTAGTCAAACGTGACTTAGCAAGTTGAATTATCTGGTTTGCGCTAGAGTTAATGCGAAGCTCACGGCCAGAGGCAGTGACGTGTACAGCAGCTTGTTTCCAGCTATACTCAGCAGCTGACAATACGTCAGAAGCTTGTACATTCAATGTGTCGTATCCACTGTAACGTTGGTATGTACCATTCTCAGCGTAATCAAGTTCACAAACAATGCTCAAACCACCGTCTAAAACGCGCTTTTTACCGCGCTCCATCATGCGAGCTAGTAAAACGTTACGGTTAGACACGTTGTCGGCAAATTCTTTCTTGTGGTTACGGAAAGTAGTCGAAACTAACTCCGTAAAAGTGCTATTAGGTGAAGCCATTTTTCACTCTCCAATAAGCGGAACTATCGTGATTGAATTCGTTCCATAGTTTTTCTCAAAGTATCGTCCAAAGAACCTAAAGGTTCCTGCGTCGAAGCTCGCTGTGTGCTAGGCGTTGTTTTCACGTTAACACTTGCGATCTTTTTCGCTTTAGCAGTTTTCTTAGCCTGTTCCTGTCGCCTTTTTTCATCAACTCGCTTCTGTTCAGTTGCGCGTATGACTTCATAAGTCGCTGGGTTAGCTCTTACAGCCCGCTCGTAGGCATCTTCGAGGGAGAGTTGTCTACCCTGTTGCTTAGCCATGTTAATAAGTACCGCCATATCTCCTTCAACATCATCAAAGAATGGATATTTAGGTGTCTTATCTTCGTTTAACGTATTTCTAAAATTATAAATAAGTTTATCGACACGTTCTTTCTCCTTTTGCTTAGCCAAGGTAGCTTGGTTTTGCGTAAAACCCTCAATCTGAGCAAGTCTTTGTTCCAGCTGTTGAACATACTCACTCTTAGGTTCATTAGTAGTATTATCGCCTGAACTGACAAGACTTTGCAAGTCTGCGCCAGACTCCATAGCGATCTGTTTAATAAACTGTGCTTTTTGTTGAGGTGTACCTTGTGAGAGTTTGTAGGCTGCGTTAAGCATAGTCCCTACTACTTGATCAGCTTGTTGTCCGTTAGCGCGCAACTGCGCTTCATATGGAGCAATCACTTTCTGAAGCTTAGTTCCATAATCAGCAGCTTCTTTATATTTAGCTATACCGTTATGAAAATCTGCTTCACGCTTCTCTACTTCCGATTGGATGTGATCCGGTAAGTCATAAAATGCCGCTTTAGCTTTAGCCGACCACGAGGACGGGGCTCTAATTGCTGACTTCTGTTTCTCAGATTCTTCCTGAACAACTTCTTCAGCAGTTTCCTGAGTAACTTCTTCATCTACTTCACCAACCACTTCTTCAGCGCTCTCATCTGTAGACTCATCTACACTTTCCTGCGCCTTTTCTTCTACTTCCTTAACACTTTCCTGCGCTTCGGATTCATTTACCTCTAACTCTTGCGATTGTTCTTCCTGTACTTCCTCGACTTCGTCTCTACTTTTAATGTCTTCTAAAATGCTTTGCATAGATGACTCTAAGTCAAGTTCTTGGTTCTCTGGGTTGCCAGTCGCCATACGTACCTCGCTAGTTGCGGTTAATTAATCATCGTTAAAAATATTGAGTGGTTTAGAAGGGTCAGCTTTCTCAACCATATGGTATTTAAGGCCTGCAGCCGTTTTGTCTATTGCATCAAGCATTTTTGCCTCAAACTTAGACTCTAATTCAGCTTTATGTGCGTCCGCAACTCGTTGTTCCTGTTCGAACCCTTCATAGATTCGACAGTTGTGTTGCTTGAGATGACTACGTTCTTGTGATGCACTCTCGATCAGTTCGCCAGTTACGGGACTTTCATAAGGTCGAAATACATGGAAAGTAGGAGCATAAAATTTAGTACTACGAGCATCGCATGATTTTGCAGGCATCTCGGAAGCAGGAACCCATGTCTGTTTTTCAGGATGCCATTCATATCGGCCCCTCTTTGCCTTCTTTTTCTTACCGAAAATCTTCTCGTAATTTTCTTCGTACAATTTCTGATTCGACCGTTTGGTCATAATCAAATCACCCGTGTGCTCGTTTTTCGACGCCATACTCATCCTTGGTAGTAATATCATATAATGATATATCACGCTTAATATTTTCGCAAATTAGGCGGTACTTCTATAGATTAGATCATAACCACCTGTAACTGTTGTATTATCTCTAGTCGACTGATAAGTTATATAAACAACATCTCTACCAGATAAAGGAATAGGTTTCATGTCTACTATTGAAGTCGTTACATTTGTATCAAGTATGTACTTCCTAACAATGTAATTAGTATCAGTAAGTCTGTTATAGACCCGTAAAAAGATAGTTACTGTTGGTTCTGTTCCACTTCCTATCCTGGATGCTGTTATCTTCAATGCATCTATTACCGGAGTAACACTTATTGGACAATTAAATACACTTTGTTGTGTGACACCGTAACCCGCAGGTATGTGTGCTTGAGTTGTCGCGCTTGTGGTTGCCGTAATAGTTATATCATTTGTGTTTGTGTCCGCTGTACCACTGGATATAACTACAGCTCTATTTACACCTAGGTTATTTACGCTAATAACGTCACTTCCCGTATTGCTCAAAGTATGAATAGTTGATTGAAGCTCGTTATTTTCATCTAAATAATCGATTAATAAAGAAAGGGCACCTGTTGTCCCTAGCCCATCCGTTGTGTTGTTATAAGCAACTGTTAAAGTTTCAGCACTTGTTAAAATAGTCAGATTTGTGTTATCAGACCACATCATGGTATCCGTGTTTGCGGCATTCGTATCCCTGAAGTAGAACTTGCCTACAAAAGTATCTGTAGGATACTCACCATTAATTACACCGATATGATATTCAGTGTGCTTTATTGACAGGCCGTTACTTATAGAACTAACTGACTCTGGATTACCCCTGCTATCTAAACCGCATATGGTAACCGGATTATGTTCAGCCATTGTTAATCTCCTTGTGTTAATTCATTCCGGTAGCTAATTTATCTTGCATTTGTGCTGCTTGTTTGATTTGCTCAGCCTGTGATTGTGCTTGAATCTCGGTCATTCTACGCTCGTGTTTACGTTGATCGAGTTCATCTTGGAGTTGCATTTTTTTCATTTCGAGGTCGGCTTTCATCTGCATGCTTTGCTGTTCAGCCTGTGCTTCTTGGACGCCGGGGGGAACCTGTTCAGCACCTTCCGTGCCTCCCTGCTGCTCCCCAATTTTTTCAAGTGCGTCCTCAACTTCAGATCCTAGTTTAAACCTTCTGACGCCAGACATCAATAGCGCCTTTGCAGCATCCATTGGTAACACACCAACCTGAACCATTGGCGCCACACCATTAATAAATTCAACAATTGACCTAAGCAACTCACTGATTTCTTGTTTACTTTCAGTCATTTCCTGATGTAATGTAGAATCAGTCTCAATATCAATTGCGAACTTACGAAGCAAGTCAGACTGCAATACTTCTTTAATTTCTTCCCAACTTGGTTTTTGTGCTAAATCAGCCATTTGTTGCGCCTGCTCGGGTGCCTGCTGTACAAACATAGGATTCTGTAAGGCTTGCATCGCCATCATCTTTTGTTCTTGAGTCGGATAATCTAAGCCAGTCATTTGTTGTAACGTCTCAATACTAAAGTTCTCAGCAATAACCTCTGCTTTAATCCTGATTAAATCACGTACAAAACGAGCAACCTCATCCTGCCTGTCTTGTAAACGTAAGGTGCCGAAAGCACTCTTAATTTCTTGTGCTCTAGCTGTCTCAATCGCTGAGCTAGAACCACGCATGATGTCAGCAATACCTGTAATTTGATAGATATTGTCAATTACACCGTTGCGATACTCATATAATTGCAATAATGTATCAGACTTGGATTTCATATCCTCAGTCCAGATAGCACGATCAAACCCACCGTTTTCAGCATAACGTGCAGCGTTCTCAACCGGTATGTACTGGTTATCACCTTGATCAAACATGCGACCAATCTCAGCCAGACTAGAATCATACACACCGCGAACACGGATAGCATCAGTAATGCGAATGATTCTCGCTGTTGCCTTGTCTAATTCATGAGCTAATGTTTGATATTGTCCATACTCAGGTACAGGAACCATTGTGTTTGTCGTACGGATGAACTGCAGATTCTCAGGAATCGGGAAGAAGTTAACTAGATTAAGAGGATCGTCCTCAGACTTGAGAAAGCTCGATTTCATATCCTCACAGAGAAAATAAACCTTCTTTTTCTTCTTGTCCCAGATCTCCCAAACATAAGCGCGATCTAAGAAATGCTCGTCATCGTAATCAGTGTCACCATTCTTATCGCCACGACCTGGTAGATCAGCTTTAAGATTAAGCGGACATTTCTTACCTTTTTCTTCGCCAAACTTCTCAATCAGATCCTCACGAGTAAGCTTATGACCAAAAGCTACCCATTGTACTTCTGACCACTTCTGACCAGGGCCAATACGAAAATCTTCCCAATAAAAATACTCACACTTAACTTCTTCGTAATCAAGAAACTCTTCTTCTTGAATCTCGATAGCCGTTAACGGATTACCTTCTTCATCTGTCTCACGTGTATCAACCTCTACCTCAACTTCACGCATCTCAAAGTAAGGCTCGTATCTGACACGGATACCACCTCTGCCGGGCAATAATGCGTCATTAACTGCGCACTCGATCTCTTGGTTGAAACTATATGATTGCAACGAACTAGTTAAAGCACGTTGTAGAACTTGAGCAGCTGCATCTGAAACACTGTTGTCTTCAGCTGCGCGTGATATGAACTTCGGCTTACAAACAGGCTTTGGTGTACGAGCATAAACCGCTTTCTTGAGTAACTCGGTGTTGCTCCAGAGAATATTGAATGGGTTCTTAACGTAAAACTGCCCATGACCGTTATAGTCTGAGCTTTTAGTTTCATCGCCTCGGTACTTCTTTTGAATGAACTGACCTTCTTTGCGCCAGTCTTTTTCATGCTTTCCCGACTGTTGAAGTTCAGTGACCCATCTTGCAGGGTTGTCTTGTGGGATTTCGTTTTCTACAGGGGGTTTATTACTCATACATATACCACAGTAACAGTTGCAGAAGTCCCGCCAATAACTACATGGAGACCTGTGCCAAAACCTATAGACCCAAGCTCATACCAACCAAGTGCGGGAATCGTAAAAGAAGCTAAAATTGTAGTACCACTAGCCGCAGTGTTGTCATATATTGTGACAGTGCCTGCATTATTAGCCGAAACAAAAAAACCTTTTATGACCCCACTATTCGCCTTTAGGGTTGTTGTCGAAGTTATAGAAGTGGAATCAAAACCGTTAGCTACACCCATAGTAAACCCCTTGACTTATTAATAAAATAATTATATACGGGATTAATAATTTTGACTAGCAAGGCGTTTGCGACGATGAGCCGCTATCATTTCGTCGATAGTTTGATTTACGCCGAAGCGTGCTTCCTCAGCAGGTGGTGCAAGTTGCTTCTCTTGACATGCGATGGCCAAGTAACGGAAAGCATCTGCTGGGTTAGATGCCCAATCATGTAATGGTTTGTCCTTCAATCGTCCTAGTTTCTCATCGAACTCATAACGATAAGCACGTAATGCGTCAGTGCCCTCAAGACATTTCATGTCAAAATAACACTTGCCTAGAACCTTCCGAGCAGCTTGAATACCATCTTGTACAGAAAGAGATGGAGTACGCCAAATGAGTTTCCAACCAAATACTGATGCAAACAACTCCTCAGTACTCTTACCCTTAGCAGCAAAAGTCTTAGCCTTAGCGTCATGAGGAAGCCAAAGCTTTTCGTATTCGTACTCTTGTCTGTATTTAATTTCTTCGATGTCTGCCCCATATCTTACCCGTATTTGATCGTACACAATGTCTATTGTGACCTCTTTACCCAATAATTGCGAGGCAAACCAGTCTGGGTCACGTAAGTTATCACAAACATAATCAATGACATGGACTTCATTTCCTACGTATTGCCAGAACCAAACAGCAGTGGCATCTGTTCGCCCCAAGTCCCATGCGGTGTAAACAGGGAAACCTTTTTGATGTGGTACGGTGCAAATCCGCACATCTTTATCAATCTTACGCATCTCAGCGCCATACACAGCACCTGTTGCAATATCTTGGAATGCGCCCTCCCAAACATGATCGTAGCTATCAGGTCTCTCACGTTGGTCTTTGATACGTTGTTTATTGAGTACTTCAGGGAATTGTGGATTGTCTGACCAGTTAACCTCAACAACTTTATGGTCTTCATCCTCACTGACTCTAAAACGCTTATGTGTCGCCGAATGCTTAGATGCTGGGTTCCATGTGACCCATAATTCTGAATATTCGGTTCGTAGTGTCGGAATCAGTACTTGCCAGGTCTCTTCACGTACCGGTTCAGCCTCATCAACCCAACAGATTAGGATTTTAGCTTTGGACTTAATCGAGCCGATATTACGGGATAAGCCAACAAACTTGTACTCAACCAATCCATTCTTGGTGCGTACATATTTCTCACCGATCTCATAATACTGCTCAAGCCAGGGTATTGAGCGGATGGCGTGTTTGATCTCTTCAAGGGATGATTCGTCTAGGGAGTTCATGAATTCACGACCACAGAGAATAATACCTCTAATCCCTGCTTCGGCAAACATCATACCCCTGATCGCTGTCATGAGCGCAAAGCTCATTGTCTTACCCGAACCCCTACCACCGTAAGCTCCACGAACAAAAGCATCGCCAGTAAAGACAGGGATTAGCTTAGGTGGGAGTTCAACGGTTGCTTGGGTCATTCAAACCTTGACCTTCAACAATAATGCTTCGTATTTCATGACTCTCCACCTTCCAGCTTCCTCCTCTCAATATTTCTAGCGACAGCTATATTGAATAAATCTTTATCTGTCGCATTCGGTGGTATAGGATGCTTATGATTCACCATTACTTCTATAACAGGATCTACAAATTTGTGTTCGCGTTTGTCATTATTCAATATCTTTATCAACATCATCGTTCCCCCGTTAAAATTCCCCGTCTTTCCGGGGTGTCAAGCCTTTTTCTTCCTAAGAACTTCACGGACTCGAACCGCATCCCTTCCTACCAAGCCTCTGCTAACGAGCCAGAATCGAACTGGCACTTTCTTAGATGGTGGCCCTCGCTGATCTGGGCTTGAGGGGTTGATAAATTCCTACTACCTCGGCTCTGGCATCCTTGCAAGTCAGCACCTTGCGGTCACCATCAAGTAAGAACCGTATTACTAACCTTAAGTTAAGGCTGTCTGTTACAGGTAATCAGACTTCTTTACGACTCTTAATTCATAGCGAAGACACCTGGTTATCCTCCGGTAAGGGTGTAGAGTTCCGGCTACACAGACCACCAAAAGGTCAATCTTTTCCCAAGTGTTCAAGTATTATTATATAGCAAACAGATTAGTTGTCAATCTTTTTATTTTCAAGCGGTGTGAGTACTATTTTCTGCGGAACAACAGTATTACCCTCTGAATCGACTTGCTCGACTCTAGATAACTTTGGAACAACATATTCCATCATGTTGAGATAAAGTTCGAATGCTTTGGCGGGATTTGGTTGAATGTTCTTTTCGGGACATCCTTCAGCAACCTCATAGAGCCACCGTGAGACGTTTTCATGATTACCGTCTATTAGACCTTTAATGGCCTCGCGAAATTGCGCTGTCGCCTTATTTGGTGTGCCTTTGACCCTTCCACCCGTTTTAATCCCTTTAGCCATCTAGAAAACCCTACTTTAGATATAAAAGATAAGTTCTTTATATCAAATTTCGTATAAAGGATCAAGAAAGCCCCAAGCCAGTTAAAACATCCACGACCAAATTTCTGTTTCAGATTAAATAAAAGTTTAATTTGCTGACTTGGGATTAAAGAATGCTTTAATAAAAAACAGTAGTCAATACGTATTTTGGGTAACCCTCTCAGTTTGGCAGGAATGTCATATTCATTTCCGTTGTAGTAGAAATGAGACATCAAAGAGAGGGTCGAAGCCAATTATACACATAAATAACAGAATTAGTGACACCTCAGTGACACCTCAAAAAGTAGGTGTCATCGCTAAGAGCCGCATGTATAAAGGATCTGTGACACGTGTGCCACCTGTGACAGCAAATAAGCGAAACGGAGAATAAAAAACACTTTACCGCGCTGTGTCACCTGTGCCTATGTGCCTATATTTACTATTTCTATTTATATATATAGGTGTCATAGGTGTCATAGGTGTCACAAAACCTTATAAAACAAGGGTTTAAAAGTGTGCCTCCCCCATTCGGGGGGTGTCACAGGTGTCACTATCAATCAGACGCACCTGTACTTACAATCAGACGCTACCAAAACCTGGCTCAAATATCCCCCATTTTAATGGTTGACATTGTTATAAAATAATAAGAATATAGTTGTACGGGAACACAAACGGAGTCGACAATGACTAAGAAATTCACACCACAGCAGATTAAAAACATCAAAAGAACGATGGAAATTAATTTGGAGGTCTATCTGGCTCGCAAGATCATGGACGGCAGCAACATAGGCGGGGAGCACCAGTCATTTTTCACACGGTCTGAGATGCTCGATGCGTATAAAGAAGGATTTGCATGCGGGTTGGAGGCTTTGATGTTAAATCAGTGAGGATTGAAGGATGAATGATGATTTATATGCCTTAGTAGTAGTGAGTATATATTTACTTTTAATGTTCACTTTATAAGGAGAGGAACAATGATCGAAAAACTAGAAACAGCATTTGAAAACGCCAGATTTTACATGAGCAACGAATTCTACGAATGGCGTCGCACAAAAGATAACGCGGATTTAGTACTGGACAAAGAAGAAAACCGTGTATTAAAAGCATCAAGTTATTTACAAGCAATGGAGTTTTTTAAGTAGTACGTTTAAGTAGTCAAACCGAAGTTAACCAACCTAAACGGGGGCTAATATGTATACAATATTTGATTTAGATTTAAATGAAGTAGTGCCGGGAGCATTATCAAGCAGTGTGAGGTTGACGGAACAGAAAGTGGAGAGACGTAACAATATATGTGGTTATCGTAGGTACATGATTACAATAGTGAACATGAAAGGTTAATTTTGTATAGCATGACTATACATTTTTAACAGAACTTAAACAGGAGAAAGTAATGCAAAAAGTAGTAATTAATAACTGTTTCGGCGGTTTCAGGCTATCGAAAAAAGCCGTCGAACTTTTTAATAAATACGCGGGTACTAACTTTGAGTGTGATTACAGCATGAATCGTCACTTTCGTAAAGATGATAATCGTTATGCATTTAGGTCGCACCCTATTTTAGTGAGAGTTGTTGAGGAATTAGGTACAGACGCAGCCTCCGGATTTACAAGATTAAGAATCGCAGAAGTGCCTGATGGGGTTGACTGGGAAATAACAGAATACGACGGTAAAGAAACCATTAGGGAGCGGTCTCAATACTTTTAAACGGGAGCCAAACATGACGGAGAAAGAACTGGAAGCACTTATTAAAAATGGGACGTTAAGTAACGCATTCAAACAAGTAGTGAAAGACGACCCTGAGCTGATCGCAAAGTTAGTTAAGGAAGACAATAACCGAACGGGAGAAAGTAATGGGATACAACGCAATGATAACTAGACCTATGCCATGCTGTGGTAGTACTGCTGAGATAGGTAAGGTGGTGCACATCGAAGGTGGCGAACGTAATCCTGATGGTATAGAGGTCAAATGCCATATTTGTGGTAGAACGCATATAACTAACGACGTGAGCTTCACAATGTTCGGCGCTATGATACCTACCAGTAGGTTAAAAACACTGCCCGACGCTAATGTGATAGCTGTACGTGATAAATACATGAGGCAGAGAGACGAAACTTTAAGGGATTATAAAAGGAGAAACGGGAAATGACATTAATTTTAGCAGCATTTATTTTTGCAGCAGTAATTTATTTAACTTTGGATCATATTTATGGAGATAACGATGGGTAAGAAATTATTTTTCATTTTAATAAGTTTTGTAATTTTCGCATTGAGTTGTTACTTGATCACGCCAGCTAACGCTACACCAAGGACAAATACCACCTCGGAATCTAGTTCCGACAGCAATAGTACGTCTGATAGCACCAGCAAGAGTAGCAGTCGTAGTAAAGCAACAGGTGGTGACGCTAAATCACGCAGCAGCAGTAAAGCCAAAGGCGGTAAAGCAGTCAGTGAGGCTAATGGTGAGCAATCAGTAAGCGTGGTACAAGAAAAATCGGACATTCCACCACCTACCGCTAACGCAACACCTGGTACGGTTAACCATCGCGGTTGTCGATACGGTGTTGGCGCAGGTACTCAAAGTAGCGCATTTGGCTTATCACTGAGTGGCTCGTTCGAAGATGCTAACTGTGAGGCTAGATTAAATGCCGAATCATTCTTGGCTATTGGACACCCTGACCTGGCTTTATTAAGCATGTGTTTCATACCAGAATCTCGCAAAATGCTTGAGAGTTTCACCTTTGAGAACGGTAAAAGAGTAGATTGCTCGTTTGTTGACGATGTAAAAACAACTAACTATGAAGTAGACAACTCAAACTAACCCATAATAGTTGTTGCTATTTTATAGCAAAAGGTATACGATTAACTTACTGAAACGAACGGGAGAACGTTATGATTACATGGCAAGTTGAAAGTAAATTCGGTGATGTGATGGTTGTACGTAACACACAGAAAAAAGCGATCAAAGCATGCGATCGGTTAAACGCTGAAAGTCGTATACCTAATTGTTACAAAGTGGTAATGCGAGACGATAAAACATGCTACGGGGGGTGTACTAATGATTAAATTAGAGTTCACATTGATTTTGGCATTAGGTATTTTCGTAACACTTATGTGTTTAAAAAGCCTTTATGATTTTTCCATTTTAGTGGATCAATTAGAAGACGCTGTTATTGAAAATGAAAAGATACTATTAGATATTGAATGCTCAAAACAAACACTACTAAAAGCGGGGTGTGTTGAACCTAACCCAATGGACGATTTTTCAAAAGATTTCGGAGGTGATGATTAATGAGCACCAATTTATACTGGAACCCTGTAATTAATGATGATAATTGTATAACAAACATCGATTTAAAGCATGCGCTTAGGAAATGTTCGGCATATTGTCACGTGGATATTACTTTAGATAATGAAGATTTACCGTACTTGCGCGGACTACGTGACGCAGGGATAGAGTCCGCGCAAGAATTAATAGATGCGATAGAAGAAAATGGTCCTATTAAAGTTGAGGAACGCTCATGATCCCATTTGACTTAGAATGGTACATCGGGAAACCGGAGGAGTGATTAATATGGAAGAGATAAGTACCGTGTCAGATAAAGCTTGGTTCGCTTTGAATAAACTCATAGCTAAATACCCACCCATCCACCTGGCTGCAGACGGCATAGTAGTAGATCTGTTTAACCAGTTAGATGAGAACGAAATACATCTTAAAAAAGTACTTGTACCACTAGTAACTTTAACTTAGGAGGTCTTATGACGGAGAAAAGAAAAGAGCTTATAAGAGAATACGTATTAGATTTTATAAAAATTTCAGAAAAACCGGTAAGTGTTAATGAAATAACCGAAGCATACGGATATAACAGGCGAACAGTACTGAGAGCGTTAAATCATTTTCGACAAGAAGGTTATATAAAAATAGCTGTGCCAGGTACTGGTGGAAACCCTGTTCATTACTATACTTACTGTTTTTCTCCAGTGGTTACAGCTAAAAGATTCGTTAATGTGCCCATCATCAGTTTTAAACATAAGCAGGGACCTTTTCAATACTTATTGGACAGATAAAACTAATTATTTTATAATGTTATTACATTGTTACTCCTGTAGTTTTGAGCACCCCGAGCGGGTGCTTTTTTTATTTATGCAACAATTACTTGCACAAATAGACCATAACGAGAGCATTTACTACAAAATAATACATATCCCCCATAAATACTATTGTTAAACAACACTTTATATAATATTATGAGTATATAACTACATCGAGTGACACTCGGGATTTCCTTGCAAATTTAACAACGGGAGTTAGAAATGCCACGTGTAAGTCCAGATAGAATCAGAAAAGATTTATTTTGTCCAGAATGCGGTCACGCAGGGATGTTTAAAAAACTTGGCGACACAGCCACATCAGGTAAACCAAGATGGGTTTGTAACAAATGTAAACATAGGACAACCAAACCACTTTACTCAGAGCCGCAAATACTTCCCAAGTTTAGGGTCGGGGAGATACGTAAGCATAAGCGGTTTATTATTACTTCAGCCGTTAATGACACACCCTTAGTTAAAGAAGCGCATCAAACTTTAACTAACATGGCTGCTAAGTTAAAGGCGTGTTACTTAGTCATCCCGACCTATTACAAGAATCCTAATATGGTTAAGCAAGGTATTCAGCATCGATATACCTGGCCTCAAGAGATACTTCCCTTTTTATGCAATGGTGATGTAAGTCTCAACCAATCGATCTGTATCCGTGGGGATACAAAAATTGAACACACTGTTCTCAACCCTCTATCTGGTAAAAACCATGCTGGCGGTATTCAATCCGAAATATTCGGACATCCTCAGGTTGCTATGGAGCTTGTAGCTACCCCGAAATGGGCTTTTCCTAAAATGATGCACACCACAGGAACCATCTCTACAGAGAACTATGGAAATTCATCAAAAGGTAAGAACGCCAGGTTTCACCATTCCGTAAGTGCCGTACTAATAGAGATTGAAGGTGACAGTTTTTGGATTACTCAACTTCATTATGACGGTGATGGTATAGCACTATTCAATAAATACTACACCCCTAATCGAGTACAGAAACTTGGACCCGTAAGCGCTATTAGTTTTGGAGACACACATGTTCGATTTTTGGAAGACAGGACTCGTAAATTATTGGATCAAGTCAGACGTTCTTTATTACCTAAGTATGAGGTTTATCATGATTTGCACGACCATCATATTGGTTCCCATCATAATTCTAAGGATACTGTATTTCTTCTTAAAAAATCGATAGAAAAAGAATGGTGTATTCGCGCAGAGTTAATGAAGTCAGTTGACTTTCTATTCGATAAACCTAACGCGGTAGTGGTGGACAGTAACCACAACAACCATCTTAACCAGTGGTTTAATCGATTCAAGCCGCATAACGACCCTGTAAACATAAATTTGTATACAGAATTAGCAGGAATGCTCAGAGAAGACTTAATAGCTGGCGGAGACGGTAACCTATTTAGGTTGTTTATTGAGAAATACTGCAGTAACACAGTTAAATTTGTTGGATATAACGATGAATTTATACTTCACGACATTGACTTAACACAGCATGGTGACAAAGGACCAAATGGTTCTAGAGGTAGTGCTAAATCGTTTAGTAAAACTGGCTATAAAACTGTCATTGGTCACGGTCACAGTCCTATGATTGAAAAAGGATGTTACCAGAATGGTACTTCTGCTCTAGGTATGTATTACGCACAGGGTTATTCGTCCTGGTTAAACACCCATACAATCATCTACCCCAACGGTAAACGAGGACAATTTAGCATTATCAAAGACAAACTCAGTCCTTTAATGCGGCAATTATAGGTTTAAACCTATTAAATTATGCGGCGAATCTCGCCGTAAATGTCTAGATATACAAACTTTAGACATTTGTAGATATTTAATTATACATTTTAAAGGAACATCTATGAGTATTTTAATCCTCGGTCACGGACAACATGGTAAAGACACAGCTGCTGAAATACTTTCTGATGAGACTAATCTTACGTTTATAAGTAGTTCTTATGCCGCTTTAGATTGTATATATCCTGTCATATCACAAGCCAGGGGTATTAAAGATAAAAATGAACTATTTTTAGATAGATATAATTGTCGCCAACTATGGAAAGAGGCTATTAGTTTGTTGAATTATCCTGACAAATCTACCTTATGCAGGGAAATCTTATCCAAGTATCATATTTATGTAGGGTTGCGTTGCGATGAGGAGTTTGAAGCTTGTCGTCACTTATTCGATCATATTCTTTGGGTTGACGGTAGAAACAGGGTAATGACTACTGATTCAACAATGAAGATCGATTACGATCCTAAAATCATGTACTTCATAGACAATAACTTTGGTGTACGTAAGTTACGGAACCAGTTAATTAAATTCGCTAAATACGCCGGATATATATCCTAAATTAGGATAAATTTAAATTATCAGTTATACAAATAAAAAAGCGCCCCGAAGGGCGCTGAGTCATAACGGGATATGACGGAGACCAATAACTTAGGGGTATTGGAACACATAGTGTATCACTCCTGGACCGGGGGAGGGACAAGTAAAAGTCTTTTTCCTGCTGTTCTTTTACATATTCTTCCGTTTAATGCTCTAATTATATTAGCAGCCCTGGTTATATCAGCTTTACCAATCCTATCTAAACCACATTTAGAAAGAGCATCAGAGGTTGTCATAAATAACCATGACTCTTTATCAGAGCTCCAATCAAGTTTCGTTCTGATACGCTCATCGATTGGATCAATAACGGTGAATTCTTCGTTATTATCGTTCCTGAGAGTCTGCTCTTCGGGTGTCAGGTGTTGTCTTTCACCGTTTTTGTACATCTCATAAACTTCGGCCCAAACCTGTTGCATATCGAACTTGTGCTTATAATTGATTTTTACACAGGCTACGGTCCAAAATCGACTATTACCCGTCGGATCGCCTAGGAACTCTCTTGGATTAACACTACCAAAGTAAACTGTTCGACGAGAGAATTCAGAATCCTTTCTGGCGTAAGGTAGTCTGATACTGTCAGTGTTGCGTGGGATATACGCTTTTAACTGAGCTATATCAGATTTACGGAATGTTGCATCAAGCTCACCTAACTCAACAAGCCAGTCAGACGTACACTGTTTGATACTATCCCTGTCTTTAGGGTCGAGTAAGGCGCCCTCTTTAACTACTCCTAATTCGTCTGGTACAAGGCTAAGCAACCAAGATGTTTTACCGACGTCCTGTGCACCTTGAAATACTAATATACCTTTTATACTTACCCCGTGTGGGTTAAAAGCAGCGTCAATAGCACCGAGCATCCAACGTTTAATGAAAATGTTCTTCAAGTTGTTATCTTCCGCTTCGACAGTGTTTAAAAAATCATCAAAACGCTTCACACCATCCCAAGATTTTGATTTAACCCATTCGCAAACAGGGTTATATTGATTTTTATCAGCAATATAAATTAGATAGTCACCTATTTGACCTATCGGCATATTAAAGCGTGAGCACCAAGAGGTGAGCCATGCAATTGAGGCGTTGCTGTAATTATCTTTACTAAAGGATTCTCTAGGTATCAGCACTTCATGTTCTTTTTTTACAACATGGTACCTAACTATCACACCTAATCTTTTACAAACTTCTCTCAAGTTTTCAATAGTAGAGAGTGGCCTACCTTTACTACTAATATCAGGAAGCGGCGTATATAGATCTATGTCAGCGGAATTAATAACCGGTTCAACGGTTAACTCTGAAGGGTTATGTTCGAAAATCTCAGTTTCTTTAACATGAGATTCTTTTAATGTTAACTGATTTAACAC